ACTATTACTACTCCGCCTTTCCCGTTTTTAGTAGATCCACCCGCTGAATGGGCATAAAGACCGGCAGAGCCAGAGCCATAACCCGTTGGATCATAACTATCCTGAGAATAGCCAGAAGTCGATCCCCTAGTTCCTCCCAAGCCAAGCATAGAATCAGCACCTTGAAGAGTCGGACCCCCACCATGTTGACCGACTATATTCAAATCGCCGCCAGTAGCAGTTCCTCCCGCTCCACCGTAGTAATCACCAGTTCCTGCCGCACCTGCACCACCACCTGTTAAGGTATTTGTACCATCACTCCAAATACTGTCTCCCCCCGCATTACTTGGATAACCGGATACTCCCGCGCCACCAGAGCCAATAGTAACAGTTGCAGAGGAAATTGAAGAAACGTCAATTAATTTTTTAACGTAGCCCCCCGCTCCACCACAACAGCTGCGGGTGCTGCTCGATTGACCATCTGTTCCACTACTTCCTGCTCCTTGAACCTCAACTATTACTTTCTTGATCCCACTTGGTTTTGTCCATGTACCACTTGATGTGAAAATCTGCACAGAGAACAGACCACTCACATCCGTTACTCCGGAGCTATCCGCCTTTGAAGAAATTGCAGTTTCTAAGGCGGTAAACTCCGCATCAAAATCTGCGGCGTAAATAGTGGCTCCTGATTTAGCAACATTAGTCCATGTTCCTACTTTTGTATAATCACTCATTAGCGTATCTTCCCTATCTTAGCTACAATATTTAAATTTTGTAGGCTGGCTTTAAAACCCTTAATTTTTTGCGTTAATTCAAACTGTAGTACTTTCCCACTACTTCCTAAACTCTTCTTATACTCCGCCATGCCTGCAGTACCTGCATAAGCAATAGGGTATAGTGCATTACTATATGTACCACTACCATATTTAAAAACAACAGTTACGTTTCCCGTACTATTCAGAGGCGTTGTACTAAATGTGCCTGTCGTTCCTATACTATTATAATCATAATCCCTATACCATTTTAACTCTGCAGTTCCATTCCTCCCCCCATATATAGATAGGAAGGCGCGTTTTAAAAGTTTAGCTATACTAGGATTACCAAAATTCAACCATGTCGTTCTCATGGTTGCATAATAAGTATTCTCTGTTGTTGTCCAACACTTGCTATTCTGCCATGTTCCACCTGCTGTTGAACACGCACCAGAAGTGCCGTAAGTAGAAGTAGTATCCTCTATCTCCTGATCAAAATACCCCTCCAATTTTCCCACCCTACCCGCATATTTCGTATTCCCTAAACCAACATACATATTAGTATTCTGTCTGGAATAAAGAGCGGTAAGCTCCTTAGTATCAGCTAATGAGAAACATGTAACACGGGGCGTTCCATCCTGATTGGGAATTTTAAAATCAAACAGGAATGATGCCCCAGTATCCGGTAGGGAGAGGAGGTAAAAACCCCCAGACAAACTATACTCCCCTTTTATATTATCAGTATTAGTATTACTATCTACTATCTGTGCTGTTAAATCATCCTTTACATTTCTACTTAAATCTGTTAGAGGTAGCTTATCCTGTACCGCAGTACGGGAGAGGGAGCGGAGTCCACTATTAGACAGGAAGATTACATCATCTCCAACATGAGCCACACTATCTCTCGCTATACAACCAATCCCCTCTATAACCTCATCCAACGCCATATTAACTGGATCCCAAGGATTATTATAGAGGGCTATATTGCGCTTGCCGAAGATGACAAGCTTCCCTCCAAAATCAGCAAGAGCAATAATCTCATCCGCACCCCACACCGTCTTTAAATCAATCGTACCCTGGGAGCCTACATCAGTCCAAGTACCACCCCAATTTGTACATTCTGTCTCGGTTGGGTAGAGCGCACCTAAAGAACAAAAACCCACATCATTCCATATATGACCCTGTAAGGTATCAGAGTAGTAAACTACATCTCTCGTACCCGTAACCCCACCAACCCATAACCTACCAAACTCACCCAGTACACAGTTACCCTGTGGTGCGGTTCCCGCATAACTGGTAACATCATCTATATCCTTCCATGTCGTACCATCATAATTAATCATCTTAAAGCCACGCTGAACCCCGTAAAGCTGATTATTAAAATTGGTAAATTGCCAGTTCCCATCTGTTATCGTTTGAGGTGTACCACCAAATACTTGAGCATCTAACTGCCAAACTGTCGTACTCTCATCAAACTTATAAATCTTATCATTCGCCCCACAAAACATCTCATAAGTACCATCCGCCTTACGATACTCGGTAATACTCCTAACAATATCACTATTAGAAGAGTTACTCCCTATAGTCTCACTATACTGCTTTATCCCCTTACGAGTTGTAATCCGTCCAGAGGCATCTAAGACAATGTTATCCGCTCTGGTTAACCATTCCGGTGGTAAATAACCAGCATTAGATTGAGTGTTTAAACCAAACACTCCCACATTACTTAAATTAATAGGCGTTAGATTCTTTGCACTCATACTGAATACCAGAGAGTCTCTCTAACCACCCTCCCACTATCTTGAGCAATGGCATCTGATAACGCCTGCTGATACTGCATGAATACCATATCAGACAGCGAACCACCATCCTCCCCACGCTCTGAGATAGCTCTCGCCCACGCACCTAAAATTACTGGCATCGCTGTTATAGAGAGAGTATCAGCAGCCTCTGTTAACTCATCTTGAGGGTCTACTGTTAATACATCAATATTATAAATAGCATCAGGAGTGGGGTAGAAACTAATCTCAGCACTAGAAGCAGTACCATTTATTACATAATTACTAGGTCTATTATTAGTCATGGAGGGGTAGGCTGCCTGCTCTAAATAACTATCATCAATTGGGGAGAGTTCGGAGCCAGTCCCCCTATCATAAACAGATAAGACGCGCACCCTCTCATTAGTATTAGTTAGATTATAATCCCTAGTTCCACTAGCTGTGGTTATAGCAACCTTACTCCGTAACACAGTCCAATTATGAGCATCTTCAACCTCCCTCTTAGTCTCATTAACGAAATCCCCAATCAATTGTTGATACTTTCCTATGCTAGTATTATCAATCAAAGCACCACCCCAAGTAGACACAGTATCCTCACGCAAGCGTCTTAATACCGCATTAATTATATCTTTATACGTCATCTGACTTTACCACCTTTGGTTTAATTTTCTGTTGGGGTGAGGGTATAAAATAACCTAGCACTAGAGGTACTATTAAGAATAGACCTAACAGCCAACCACCTATCTCTACTAACTTACCCAGTAATGGGAAGAAGCCGGTTACAGGTTCAGGACAGGTCTTAGGAGATATAATCGCCTGATCCACCACCCCTCCTGCACCTGCTCCAACTACCGCACCAATTACTGGGGGGATGCCAGTTAGATAACCCACACCCGCTCCTACAGCAGAGCCTGTGGCGGAGATACCACCACTCTCTAATAAGGCGCAACCCGCCCCACTGAGACTTAAAAGAAGTAGGGTGAGTAGGAGGAGCTTCTTACTTCTTCTGACCATTTCTCAACAACCCATAAATCTCTTTTAGCATACCTTTAATATCTGAAATATCCCTATGATGATCCTCTTTAGCTACATACTTTCTTGGTAGCTCAATTTGGTCATCAGTAACCTTCTTTTCTAATTGGTCCAAATCATTAGCTATACGCTTAATGAACCAATATAGAGGTCCGATACCTATTGTTAGTATTATATTCCAGAACAGTAGGGGTGGTACTTCCATATAAACAGCTCCTAATTAGTGGTTGTCTCATTTCCAGAATCTGTCTCTGTATCTGTTTCTGTATTATCATCATCCCCATCATTTGATGTGTTATCATCATCCCCATCATTAGATGTATCGGAACAATCTAAAGTATCTTGTCCAACACAGATATCTGTCCCGCCTCCACCTGTGCTAACCTCAACCTTAGTGCAACCCCCCACCACTCCTAAAAAGAGGAGGAGGAGGGTGGAGATTGAAAAAATAGTTAGTAGTGGTTTAATAGTCTTATTCATGTATCTTCTCCAGTGAGATTGAACTTCTCGCCTCCCATGTTCCTATCTCTAAAGAAACTCTGCCCATAATCGGTACACAGCTAGATAGGAGTAAAGATGTGAGAAGTAAAAAAAGTGTGATATGTTTATTCATTGTGTCTTACTCCGTTGCTAGTATGGAATCAAATGCGGTTGAGATATCCATTACTCTTTAGGAAGTGCTGCCCTAGCCCGAATCGCAGTAGTGTGAAGTCCGATAATGTTCCGCGCATCTGAAGCTGGTGTACCGGGTGTTAGCGACTTAACATCATGCTCAAATCTTTTAGGTAATGAGATTTGCTGATGGGTGTTAGGATCAACCGTATCGAATGAGCCATCATCTAATTCTGATTTTATTCGTGACCAGTGCTCCAACTCGCGGATGCGGTGATGAGCCTCTTGCTTCTGTGCGCCGACAGTCCATTTCAATTCGTCAATATCAATCAAAAGCAAATCACACTCAAACTTATCCTTTTCTTCTGCCAGTTTCTTTTCTTTTTGCGCTAGTTTGATTACGTTTCTGCGGTATTCAAAACTGAGAGCCATCACATTATCAAAAAATACGGATTGCTCACGAACCGCTTGCCAGTATTTTGATGCCGGTGTTGGATGTTTGCCGTCATTGAGCACGGACAGACGCATCTCAGTTTCAGTTCGGAATACCTGACGCTTACGCCAAGAATCCCGACACTCATCTAGGAGATTATCGTAGACCTTTTGATCTTCGGTATTGAGAACAGTAAGTGCGTTCATAACTGGTGTGGTGTGATTGGATTGCCGTCCTCATCAACAGCATCAGTAGCAGTATTAATTGCCGCTTGTGCTGTGGCTTTATCCACCACCTGTCCATCGCTAAACCGTTCCTGTTCTTCTGCCCATCGTTGGGCATGGAGGCTATCATCCAGTTCCCATACATTTCCAGCATAGCCAGAGATAGTGTATTTTCTGGATTTTTCTATAAATCCCTTACCCGTACATTCTGCTATTACATACATTTTCTATAGTCCTGTTGATGGAGTGAAGAGTTCATCGTAACTACCAGTGCCGAGGTCATATTCCTCTGTAACATTGGAGACAGAACCATCCCATCCCCCCGTACATAAACCTGCTG